GATTGACCATCTACTATCCCATCAGGTTGATACGGCGAAGCATTCCAGATAGCTTTCCTGATCGCTTCAGCATCATTATTTTGTAGTGCGTCAGACGCATCTTTATACGGGTCTGGCAAATGAGCAATCTTAACTTTCCCAGACGGTAAGAGCGCAGCCACTGCTTCCGTCGCCAGCTTACCGGCTTCGTCCTTGTCGAAACAAAGGACAATTTCTTCATAACCTTGAAAAAGCTGAAGTTGTTTTTGTATGTCCTTTTTAGCTGACGCAGCTCCGTGAGGAAGTGAGACATGCGCCCAGTTGGGGTAAGCCTCCCAGCCCGATAGTGCATCAAGCTCGCCTTCGTAGACCATGATACGTTTGCCAGTAGAAGGAATAAGAGACTGACCAAAAAGAGTGTCAGTAGTATTACCTTCATACTTAAAGTCTTTTAATTTTGTTTTTGTTTTGAACCCTTGAAGTGTTTTGTCGCTGCTGTAATAAGGGAAGCGTAAAAGTTCTCCATCCCTATAGACTTTGTAGTGTTGGCAGGTTTCTTCACTGATTCTTCGTTTTTGCAGCCTTTGGGCTGATCCTTTGAATTGAACATTGGTGGGCATGTGATGTGTGTGATTATCTGCTCTTGTTAAATTGTGACAACTAAAACAAAATGTATTGCCATCATCATAAACAGCCTTTGCATCAGAGGAGCCACATACTTCACATGGCTCGTGTCTTAAAAATTCTGCTGTCATTTTAACCAGTCAACTGGTATGCAGTGTGCAGCGCACCAGAGTATTCCGTATCGCTCACACCACTTTGCGTATGTAGTCTTGGACTTCTTAGATATACGTTTGTAAGGGTCTTGAAATACCATACGAAGATCTATCTCTGGGTTGTCCTTGATTACTTGTCTTATCTTACGCCTAGATGGTGGGTCCCAATACCCTTTGACCTCTAGGATTACTCCGTTACTTGGTAGCACAAAGTCAGGAGTATATTGATGTTGGATTGTGTAAGGGTAGGACGTCTCCTCATACTCATAGTCGACGCCCAACGTTACTAATAGGTCAGCTACCTTTTCTTCTAGACCTGATCTGAATGCCATTAGAAGTCATCTTCTACTGACGAAGGTGTAGTGTCAGGTGTTACATTTGGTTCAGATGTTTTGAATCCTGATGTACTACCAAACAAATCAGCAGCTCCCTGCTCGTCAAGGTCTCCAGTGTCAACACCTACCTCTGACTGAATACTAACTATCTGTACTCCAGATAACTTTAGTGATGTGCCATAGGTCACGCCATCTCTTAGTATGTATGGCTTCTGAGTAAATCCAAGTTTAACTTTACTGCCTGAATATACTGGTGTATCAACGTCCTTGATTGGTGTGCCTTCAGTATCTACAACTGGAGGTCTTTTGTCGTCACTCCAAGAGAACTTGATAAGATACTTACCATCACTAACTTCTTCCCATGGGGTAGGTTTTAGTGTTGATCTCTTTGGGTTCTTTAACTTAGACTCTGCCCACTTAAGACAGTCGTCTCTTTCAGTCTCTAGTTTAGAGATTAAATCCTCTCCAACTACGGCTTTTAATGAATAGCCAAACTTACTTGGCTTTAACACAGCTTGGAATCCTTCTAAGGTTACAGGCTCGGGTGTTACGTGTATGTTTCTCATTAACAGAAAAAATATTGTGAATCAATTACAGCTTCCGGTTTAAGGTCGCCAATAATCGGTGGTTGTTCTTCAGCTCCTATTGCTAGGGCGAAGTCGGTTAGTGGTTCATGCTCTGCGAACAGGTGCATGTAAGTTTTGCGTACAAGATTAGATAGCTTGCACATATCTGTACCCCTACATAATACACTGTCATGTATCAATGCAATGGGAAAGTTAGTAGATGTTGTAGCTAGATGTAACAAACTAGCATCTAATGAATGTATTAGATTAGGTGCTGTAGCATTTTTGTGATGATTAAGGTCTACACCTGTTTCAGCTCCTGCTAAATGTATTTCACATCTACCCATTAGTTGAGTTTGTATAATAGTTGACTTGTACTTCATCAAGCGTTGTCTAACATTAAAACCTGATGGTGTTGTCCATGTAATTTGGTCAGCTCCAGCTTTAATAGCTCGTGCTATCTCTTGTTCAATCCATTTCATTACGCTCATTGCTCCGGGAACTACCAAATTCATGGCAGATCGTACAGCTTTTACGCATTGAGTCAACTCTTCTTTATCTACGTCAACACCTTTTTCCTTAAATGCGTCCCTGATGTAGGAGCGATTAGAGAAAGGCTTGGCATTGTATGGTATGGTCATCACACAACGCTTTGTTACCTTTCTATCCCAGTGGGGTTTTAGCCGATCAGGGATTGCGTCCATGCTTTTTGCTGCAATAGTTGCATAAGCGTCTTGGGGTTTTTCACTCCCTATGACGTTTACCATACGAGCAGTGGACGCATCCTTGGCGAGTCCTGCCAAGATTTGTAAACCACTACATGTAGCGTCTACAGCTACAGGCAGATGTGTTGTGTCAGTGTGTCCCATAATGAGACTGACATACTCATTTGCAGCAGCTAGAAATAACCAAGGTTCGTCTGCATTTTCCCAGTCAGCTATGTATTTGATAGGGTCTTTAACAATTCTAAATACAAGATCATGGTTAGTTGGTATAGATACCCACTCTAACCTCTCCTCCATTGTAGCTTTGTCTAAACCATACGTAGTAGCTAACTGAAACTTTATCCAGTCTAAACCTTTGGGGTTTATCTTAGCACCTTCATTAAATAAAATTAAACTTTTTCCAAAGTCTGTGTCTTGTGGTGTAAGTAAACTAGGTATTGGGTAAGCTCTACCCCGATAATCAAAACTCCAAGGTATATAAAATACCTCATCTTCAAACTCTCGTACTACTTCCATAGTCATACGAGTTCGGCAGGACTTACGTACTTCAGCAGCCTGCAAGTTTCTAGCTATCGTTGCTTCTTTTTTCCAACTCTTCCATACCTCCTTGCTCGCCTCTTCTGGAGGTTTTGGAGGGATATCATGTTGGATAACAGGTCTAAACTTTCCTACGCTAATTCCTCTATCCTCTAACTCTTTCGCTACCTCTACTATAAAAGGATTTAGCTTATAAGAAACTTGTTGGATTTTGTTAATAAACTCGTAGGGTATTTCCCCCTGTATAAGCCCGTGATTACTCTTTCTAATTAATTGATGACAACGTGTTAAATCATTTAGATAATAACCTCCATCTTGGAGAGCGTGCCAATTACGTGGAGGGATAAGCATAGGCTTAGCAAGTGGACTAAATAATTCAGCCATTCGCATGATTTCTTCATGTTGTTTAGTAAGTAGGGAGGACGGTACAAATACTGCTATAGTTTTTCTACCTTTACGCACTAAATCTCTCTCGAACCACCCTGATACTTCCATCAGGCAGTCCATAAGAAAGGTTCCGACCTTAACTTTGGTCGTTTTATCCCAATGCACCCAAGGGGATATATTTGTCTTGTGCATCAATGTTTGAATACACTTACGCTTGTACTCTGTACCCTTGGCTTGATGCCAATAGTTCTTTTTTAGTGTAGCTAACAAGGCTGGTGCTTCCTTGTCATAGTATTCCATCTGTGCTTCAGCTTCAATAGCTGCACCGATAGCCATAGCTATAACTGTGACACTATGTTTTTTTTGTTGTGGAGAAAAGACATGGTCAAATACTACCTTGCATGTAAGCAAAGCCTGTATTTCTGTAACGCTAGGCAAGATATGTGTGTGAAAGATGTGTTTATCTTTCGCAGCATTAAATCTTAAATACTTTTCTTTTTTACTATCAATGAATGCAATGAGATCAGGCAATATTGAACTAACGCATGCTGAGCCATAAACGGTAGCACTTGCATAAGTCTTTTCTTCTAACTTGGTAGTGTTAGCACGTAACTTATGTAAGCCTCCTTGTATTTGTTTACGCTCGTAGTTCTGCTGATCCTGTATTTGTTGTTCAGTTAGCATTTAGTGTAAATTAGTTGTCGTCTTTTACTTGCTCTAACATTATAGCAATGAGTTCGTCCTTGTGTGGGTGGTTTTCAACAAGTGTTGTTAGTTGTTGTAACCTACGTTCAAATGTTGTCTTGTGCATCGTTATTAAAATCAATGTTTAGTGGATTTGGAATCAGGTGATAGACACCTTCATCTGTTGCTAGTGTTATGTGTTTATTAGTTCCTATTTCTTTTTTTAGTCTCATCTTTGTGTGATGCTCAGACTTGTATGTATGTTCTGTAATCTTACCTGTGTCCTTGTCTTCTATCCTGACTATACCGAAGTGTGAGCTGGGCAGTTGATAACCATGTATCTTCCATGCACGTAGCTCTTCGTATTCCATTGCAGGAAAGTAGTTAGGTGGGCATGCCTTGATAGCATCCCAGTTGTTTGGGTAGTACTTACGTCGTTTCATGTTCTTGATACGTTCAATAGATTGTAATTGTGTGCTACTACCCAATCAAGGGCAAAATATGCTGCATCTTCGTCGCTTGGTGCACGAGTATACATGTGTGATTTGTTTTTTGGCTGACCTTTTATACAATAGTCGATCTTGTAAATCATGGCAAATGTGTGTGAAAATGAAGGTACAAACGTACAGGCGACTT